ACCTACACCTGTAACACCCTGTAAGAATATAAATGCGTTAGCGGCAGCCAATGATGCTGTTTTAAATGCTTTTTGGGCTTTAACTACTACATATATTGCTGTTGCTACTATTGGTAAATTAGTACCCATAGTATTAAGAGCATTGTTTAAGGCTATTACTGGTGAAATTAAAGTTCTAAATACATCTACTGTAATTGCTACTGCTCTACCTATAGCAACAAATCCATTAAATACTGCACCACCTATTGTTTTGGCTAGTGCATCTAAATCTTTTTTGTTTTCTCTTGCTAAAGTTGTTAAAGTAAGTAAGAATGCTGTAAGTTCTGGTTTTATAGCATTACCTAATTCTCTTTGAAATAACGTTAAGGCGTCTCCTGCCTGTGAGGTTGCACCTGTTAATGATTGGTTAAGATTCTTTGCAACACCATCTATTTCGCTACCGAATTCTCTAAATTTTTCTATTGTTTGGTCTACACTATAACTAACACCTGCTTCAAATCCAGCCGCTGATAATACACCTCTTTCTCTGAATACATCTGCACTTGCGGCACCGGCACTAAATGCTCTTTGTAATGAACTTGCGGCTTGTTCAAAAGGTATGTTAAAGTTAGCGGCAATATCTGCGGCTAAAGATATATTATCTTGAAATTCTTCTAGGTTTTTACTTACAGTTAATAATACTGGTGATGCACTTGCTAAATCACTAAAAGCAAAAGGTAATTCCTGTGCCTTATCTGTAATGACTTCTAATGCTCTAGCACCTTTTTCTGCACTACCTGTTAAGTTACTTAAAGTAATTTCAATTGTTTCAAATTCTGCGGCTACACCAATAGATCTGCTAAGTGTTTGAAATGAAACAGCAATAGCACCAACTGCCGCGGCTACAGTGGCCGCCACAATGGCAAATCTACCCATTTTACCGCCTGTTTCAGTAAAGCCTTTACCGGAACCGTCTAGATCTCTTCTTAGATCTCCTAATTCGCCCTGTAGTTCTCCATTTGCTGTACTTAAACGTCTGGTAACATTATATAATTCTGAACTTGATTTAGAACTGCCTTTTACACTATTAAAATAATTTTTTAATCTTTGTACATTATCACTAATTTGTGTTCCAAAAGAAGATGATATTCTAACTTGTTGTGATAATTTACTACTAGATGCTACTGTGGCCGCACCAACTGCCGCAATGGCTGTTGTGAGTCCGCCCATGCCTTGTTGGCCGCTTAAACCTTTTGCACCTGTACCAGACTGTTTTAAATTACGTTGTAATTTATTTAACTGCCTATTTGCATTCCTTATACCACGAGTAAAATCTTTATCATTAAATTTTAAGGTTACTTCAATACTTTTAGCCATCTTATCTACCTATTTTTCGCACTTCTTTTTCTATTTGATCATCTATATAATCTATAGTAGGTTCTGTCATACCTTTAGGTGCTTGTTTACTCCAACCCTCGTCTAACTTGCCTGCATATGGATATCCGCTTTTAATTTGTTTTCTACTTAACTTTGTTTTACTACGAGCATTACCACTTCTTACAGGAGTCTTGTTTTTGTAAAATTTATATGCATCTTTTATGACATCTCTAGGCATATCCTCTAGATCTCTTAGCATATTTTCTACTTCTTTTGTGTTAGACTTTATAGTAATCATTTTTTGCCCTTTGCTTTATCCATAATACTTTGTAATTCATTTTGATCATACATACTTTGATCAACTGTTTTGTTTTGCTTGTTATATTGTATTCTTTCCCATGCAATAGCAACATCAAAAACCATTAAATCAAATGAATCCGCATCACATAATAATTTACTAGGTAAAGTACCATAACGTTGAGCTAATGTATCTAATAGTATTAAAGTATTAGTACTTGAACTTTTCTCATCTAATGGATGCGATGTTACTTTCCCATATGTTCACCAATTAGTGTCATTGCTTCTGTTAAGATGTCAATAGGCAACACTAATTCTTCTGATGTAACTTTATCTCCGTTTTCATTTAGTATTAAGTCTTGTAATATATCGATATACTGTCCAATATTATTCTGGTCAACATCTGCTAACTTTGTGAATACATCTAGGGGTTGTCTATCGAAAATAAAAAATTCTAATTCGTCACCATACTTTTCTACTAGTTCTGGCTTTGTAATTGTAATTTTTTGTAACTGTGGTTTTTTTGCTAATTCGCTTAATTTCATATCTTTATTCCTTTATATCTCTTTTTTTCAAATTGTGTAATGCACTTAAACAAAATGCAATACGTTTATGTGCTTTGGCTATATCACCATTGGCACATCTTAGTTCATTCTGAGCCTTCGCTATCTCCGTCTCCATGCTCCTCAGCACTTCCTTCGTCGAATGCTTCTCCCATATCTCCATAACTTTCTTCCTGTATATCTGTATTTATATGTTTTTTAGATTTTTTACTGCCTGGTAACTCTATATCATGTTGTTTAGCATAATCATATAAGTCATGTTCTTCTCCATTAACTTTTATAATATGATCTGCTGGACCATGATAATTACCTTCTGCATCAAAATATCTATGTATATTTGCTATTTTCATGTTTATCTCTTAAAAAATAACACCCCCAAATACATGAGGGTGTTAAATGTTTTGTTACTAAACGGTTGATTTGCTTAGATCACCATTAACAATGATGGATCCTGGTGAGATCCAGACTGCTTGGTCGATTGAAGCACTAGGTGCCAATCCGCCAATAAAGCCTTTACCATGTAGATAGTAGTCAGTACTATCTGCACCTTCAAATGCAACTGAGAAGAATACTTCTGTTTTGCTGTTTGAAGTTGTCCATAAACCACTGTTGGCAACACTATTAGTTGTGTTTGCTAATCCAAAGAATACGTCATCATCTAACAACATGTTAAATGATACTTCATTCTCTACAACTGTTGTGAAAGCACTAGAACTTGTAGAATCCAAAGTTGAATATCTTACAGTCCCTGGTGCTGTCGAAACACTTATATCTTGAACTAGGGGAACAGACAGTCTGCCTGCCGCTCCTGGCACAGCCAATTGTGCTGTATTTCCTAATGTGAGGATTGCTTGGTTACCGCTAGTTACATTAATTACTCCTGCCATTTGTTTTCTCCTATATGGTTGTGAAGTTATACTCGAAAGTATATGTTATTACGTCATCTGCTATTTCTGTTTCATATGATTTAGTTACCTCGACGGTATTACTAATTACATCACCTGCTAGTAGCAGACTAGAAATAACGTTATTAATATCACTAAATTGTTCTTTGGCATCTGTGGCTACATAGGCATTGATTGTGGTAGTTGTTTGTTCAACATTACCACTGTCTAAAGTAACATATAATGTTTCTTTTTCAATATCCTGTTCGCCAACATAGACAGTATTCATATTAGTCGAATAAAGTGGGTTACCGCCTGAAATAAACGGTAACTCACTACTGATTGTAATATTAGATGTTGCAGATAAATTTGTAGTAATCTGTGAAATTAAATCGCTTCTTACTGACATTATCTTACCTGTACAACACTACTACGTGATCTTGTTCGTCTAGTACGTTGAATTGTAACTGCTTTTTCATCACTATCCACTGTACCTGAATTGTCTGCATCATACCAGTCTGCAATCGCTATCAACTCTTGGAAGATATCGTTAAATTTTGCATTGTAGTATGTAATCTTTGCAACTTCTGGTGAATCTTCATTACCGAATTCCGCAAATAACGGAAATAAGTATTCTCCGAAACAATAATATACACACATGTCTGTAAATTGTTGACGTCTGTTTAATTTATTACCCGGATCTATAAGATCTGGATTTACATTAGGTCGATTGTTTAAGTCAAACGAATTACCTACATAGTAATTATATTGTTGCCACCAGGAACTTGCTTTGATTTTTAACAGTATTCTTTGTGTACTCTTTTTCAACAGATCTTCCACAAAGTCTTCAGTACTGACAAAGCCTGACTCTGCCGGTATCTTAAGATTGTTTGCTTCAAATACTCGTTGATCTTTCTGTACAATATCAGTGAATTCCGCAAATGAAATTACACTACCACCGCCGTCTGTTAAAAATGCCATAAGTCAATTCCTCTTATTAAGATGCGTCTGGTAAGTTGTTACTTCTATATAAAGTAGCACCTGAAACCATTGCCAACGCCGCATTTCTCAATGCATTGTTACCTAGGTCACTTAGTGAACTAATAGTTGTACCACCAACACCTGCGATCTGCTTGTTAATAGCAAGTTCTAAACCAGGATCAATTATACCAATATACATGCCGTCTGCGCCTACTGGTGCGTTAACACTTCTTAGGTTAGCAACAGAAGTAGCAATCGCTTGGATGTTTGCTTCTGCTTGTGAGCCACCTAATTTATTAGATTTAATTGTTCTACCAAAGGTACTTCTTAGTGCTGTGAAACCATTTCTGACTGTTGCTCTAAATTCATGAGTATCTCTGTTAGGGTTATACCATACTTTAACAACTGGTTCTCTTTTAGCCGCATAAGCCATTGCTTCTGGGGACATAACAAAAGATTGTGTGAAAGCCGCGTTTGCGCCTGTTACACCGTCGTTGCTTGTGAATGATGTTTTTGCTTGTGCCAAACCTGCAACGTCTGTTGCTTGGGCAATACCACCTGAAAGTCTTGATAAAACACCGTTTCTGACCATGTCAAATCCGCCGTCTTCTAAAGATTCTTCAGTTACGTCTACACCTAATCCACGTTTCTGGAATATGACGTTAGCCGCTGTTGGGATAAGGTTGCTTTCTGCGCCTGCTGTATTAATGATGTCTCCACCTTCGCTAATACTTACAGCATTATCATATGTGTTCATTAGAGGGAATCTAACTTGATCACCTGTTGAACCACTTACGTTAAGTGAGTTAAGAATTATCTGCTGATTCGGTAGCAATACTGCGTCCATGTAATATGGAACTAAGTCTTGAACGATATCTGCATATAACTGCTCAACATTTGTACTTGTTGTTGCTGACATTATTTTTCTCCTATAAAGTCATTATGTTATATTACTTTCCCATACTTTTAAGTTCTGCCTTTACCATATTATCGGTAATTTGGCTTCTGCTTAAAGTAGGCTGATACTGACGTATTCTCATATACGCCGATCTGTATTCAGCATTGTCAGCCAACTTTGTTTCATTAATTGGTGCATTTGCTCCGCTTACTGAAGTTGCTGTTGTCTCACCATACTGTACATCAACACCCTTTTTACCAAATGATAATCCTAATTTGTCTTTACCTACAATCTCGATTGCTTTAGCATAGTCTGGTGTTTCTCCATCTGTTGTTAAGAAATCGCTTCCGTTTCTTATTGCAAATGTATCACCTTCCACTGCTAACATACCGTCTGCTTTCATTAACTTGATTACACTTTCTCTCTGAGTTGGTGTCCAAGTACCTGGCATAGCATTCTGTAGTTGACTCATATGATCTTTTAACATAAGGTCTGTTTTTAAAGAAGTAACCTGTTGTTTAAGTTCTTCCACTGTTGCTTCACGTTTTTTAACTGCATCTCTCAATGAGTCAACGTTTAAGTTAGTTCCTTCTTCAGGGCTAACTTCTTGCAAAGTAGAAACAACTTGTTTCACTTGGTCAATGCTATCAACATTTAGTTCTGTAAGAATATTCTTTTGAACTTCATGTTTTGCATTAGCACTTATTTTACTGACATCATCACGTGTATAATGACGTATTCCGTCAATAAATAATTTGCCTTCTTTCATTTCAACACTGGGTGTCGTATTTTCAGATTTTGTATCAGTTGAAGTAGATTGTTCTACTGCTTCTGATTGTGCGGTATCTGTTACCGGTTCAACTGATTCGGGTTGAACTACCGTTTCGCTAGATGATTCCATCTTTTTCTCCTTTTATCGTAGAAGTAAACGTATTACTTCGAGGTTATGTTACCCCCTACCAAAGCCTTACAGGCTATTGTTACTATATGTTGAATCGATTAATTGTTGTAATCTTTCTTTCAACTTTGTTTTTAAATCTTCTTTAAAGTCTGGTGATTCTTCCTGATCTGCACCAGTTGCCATTTCTAATCTTAATTCATACTCTTCATGTGTGGTAAATGGCATGTATACCGTTGTTCCGTCTTCTGTTTCGTGGCTATGAGTACCCGTTCCGCCCAATCTAACGGCCTCTGCTTGTGCTTCTGCTTCAGTACTATAACTTTTAGCAGTAAATTCTTCTGCTTCGCCTATGAACACCTCATTGTATCTCTGATATGCATCGAGAAGTGTGTTCATTTCTTTTATTTCGTGTTCTAAACCTTTTTGACTGTAAAGTCTGTTGTAACTTATGGTTAAATCGTCTGGCATTGTGGAATCTGTCCAGTCAAAGAAGATTTTCCATAAATTATATTCTGCATTTTCCAATGCTGTTGCTTTCTTACGTATGAATGCTTCTAATTTGCTGTCATACTGTTCGATTTGCACACCTGAACGTGAAGCCTTAATTAGTTCTTCACTGCGGATCATAGCAATTTCATTCATTTTTGCTATTTTCTGATCCATTATCGCTCTTATTTCAGACACACTATCTAATGTTGGTGAAACAAAAGAGTATGTAAAGTTAGGTTGCCCGTCGAGACTCTGTCCTGTGATAATCACAGCACCAGGCTCTGCTCCCACACTATTTCCATTACGGTTTAGTGTGTCCTCATCAACGATGTTTACTGGGTGTGCACCATACGAGATACATGAATATATCTCTCCCATATCACTATAAACACTACGTTGGATGGCAGCAATATCAAAGAGTGGCGTATGACCTATGCCGTTTTGTATTGGCGTACTTTGATATACGGGTCTTACAGGAATGTATCCTAGAGGATTCTCTTGGGAAATTCTGTAAAACATAGAATCATCGTTTTCATACTTTTCAGCACCCTCAGGTACTTCAAATGTAAGATCGTCTTCATCTACTAATGGTCTAAATATAATATCCATTGTGTCCTTTGTAAAGTACTGGTATACTTCCATATCTGGCTCACTGGCTATTCTAATTATAATTCTGTTTAACTCTAAGTCACCTTCTGCGTTGTATATATAACTCCAGTTAGTAACATCTGTTGGCTTATGCATTCTCCATTTAGGCACGTCTGTACCTGATTGTTTGATACAACTTACCCATACAATACCAAAAGTAGTTGTAAAGGTGTCTACCATGCTCATAAATTCATTAAGGCTCTGGCCTGTACCATCTGCGTTTTGTAGGAATGCGTCTACTTCTGGTGTGTCTGGTATGTTTCTGCTAGGCGGAGATCTGAACAATATTGCATTGTATTCAGATATGTATAGTCTACTGTAAGGAAATACCGGAACATTCTGCAATTTTTCATAGTAAAAGTTACTTGCATAACCTGAACCGTTGTTTGCTTCTTCCGGTGTATTTGCTCTTTGTACATAACTCTTATAACTTGCGATCTGATTACCAGCATCGTCTACATCATAAGTGTTAATTGTTTCACTAGGCGTGTTAAAATCACTACTATATGCTTTTAGGTATTCACCGTCTCTGTACTCTACGCCACCGTATAGGCTACGTTCTGATAAAAGCCAATCATCTAGGTATCGTATGTAACTTGGGTGAGAACTTACTACGAAGTCCATGTAGTTGAATGGTTTAGCCATTTATTCTCCGCGAAATTTGTTTTTGTAATTACCTATCTATTTATCTATTCTGTAAAATAATTTGAAATAAACGGTTGACAAAGTTGATAAATGTGCTATTATAATAGAGTAAAAATTTAGTTATAGGAGTAACAAATGAATAGAAAAGAAAGAAGAAAACAAGCCAAGTTAAATCGTAAGGATAATGCTAAAGGCTATTTAAATGAAGTAGTATTTTTAGAAGCATTACAGCATTGTGCTAAAATACTTGCACAAGATCCTAAGCAGGATTATCGTATAACACCTGAGATGAAAGATTGTGTTGAGGTGTTAATTAAACACGAAAAAAATGGTGTTAGAAATCATATGACTGCTGTAGATAATGTTAGAAAGAAAATAGATACTGCTCTTAACACAAAATATGGTGTAGTAATGCCAGAAGGCTTAGGTGCATTTGAATTTGACATCCAAGAACATCTTATAGAGTGTGGCGTTCCTAGAGAATGGCGTATTATAGCAGGTACTATGGATACTTTGTTATCAACACTTATGGCAGTAAATGGTAATATTAAATTCTTTAACCATGATTTGTCTACTGGTATATCAAAGGAGATG